TTAAGCTTTAATTTGTAAAATGTGTTTTTGTAAACTCTCTAATTCAGATATTGTATCGTATGCATAGATCCGAATTTCATCATAATGTTCAGTTTCATTAATTTCTAGTTCGTGAGAATTTTCATTTGTTACTACTGTTTTCTTTAGCTCACCAGCTAAATAATATTCAATATGATATTCAACGGTTTCTGGTTTATCAATCTTGCCTTCATTATATGCAATGAGATTATCTTGTTGTATTTCTTTGTTTCGATGTAACCATGTTAATACTATTGTTTCTTGTTCTTTTAGTGTTATTGTCTCTGTAATAACTCCATTTACCTGTAAATTAGCTGGAGGATATGGTCGTGCGGCTCTTGCGTTAAATTTTAGTGCTCGAATAGGAGCTTTATTTGCACTGAGTGTTCCAGCATTAGTTTGTGTTAACTGCTGAACATAAACAACTTCACCTTTTAAATATTCAATGCCGTCCGTTTCGAATAGGCCATCAAAAAACCAGATAAACGAATCTTTACTGTGAGTTTGTGGTAATGTGTCTGCACATCCCCTTGCTATTGTTACGGTGCCATTTAACTCATCAAATGCATCAATTCTAACAATTTCATTACCAATGATAGCTGCACTACCAATTGAAACATCTGTCATATTTTTGTTAAAAATCACGTTTAATTGTGTATCTACTTTACTTAACTTACGTTTACTGATTAATACCGCACTTGGTGTAAAGTCGCCTGTTCCTCTTATTGTAAAATCAGTACCTTCAGTTGTAGTTTGTAATAAATAATTAATTGACTGTGAATTTGGCTGAGCAGAAACTAGGAGCATATAGCCTGATTCGTTATTAACATCATGATTTGATAACTGGTTCATTGCAAAATAGGGAGATTCAAATAACATATAATCTTCAACTGGTCTGGGTGTTGTATCTTGAACTATTCCTGTTCCAGATTGATTGCCACTATTATAAACGGTATCTGCCAATCCAAAAACATCCTGAATTGCGGTGATTTCAATCATTCCATCTTCGTGCTCGTTAATAGAGCACACCCGCATGACCATATCTTTGATATCCCTGTCTGGCAGTGATACCCGAAAACAATCAGCAGGAGTTAATATTTCACCACGGCGATCAAACTGAATCGTTAAACGAATTAATCCCGCAATTCCAGATTCCAGTTCTCGCTGTGCAACACGTGCAGCCAGCTCAAATGTCGGTAGAGCTTTATATTCAATGGAGCTACTGATTAAACCAGTAGCTTGAATTGCACCTAGATTTTGTGCCCGAACTTCACTATCTTCATTTGTGACTGGATTATACCATTTAACCGCAATTTCATTTGGTACATTATCTGCAGCGCTGCTGTCATCGTCCTGTACAACTAAAATACCGTTATCGTAATTAAACAATGGTAAATCTTCTGTTTTGTAATTATCACGAATCAGTTTTAGTTTAATTTTTCCAGTTGATAAATCTGCGTATTGGACTGCGCCTATATGATCTAACACCTGCTGTACAAATGTATCTAGTCCATCTTGTCGGTTGTAACGAAAACACAGACCGAATTTTTCGTTATATAGAATATCAGCAGCGGCTTTAAATGAATCTAAATCAATATCCTCATACAGTTGCAAACCACGTCCCCAATCATTGTTGGTCGCACATTCTATCAAAATATGCGCTGGGTTCATTGCGTGAATAGTCCGTAAATTGCCGGTTATTTCATTATCTATTTCATGAATTGTTGATGTATCATCATATAACATGATGATACATTTTTCTGGATACCAGACCTCGTTATTTGACCAACCTTTTGTTGTACGCCTGACTCTATATTTCCACGGTTTGGGACTTGCTGAATATGCACTAATTAATCCGTCATATAATGTTGTAACCATGCCACGGAACCCTGGCACCGCACCGCCCAGTAAATTTTTTACGCGACTGGTTGGCTCCTGATCTGCATCTCCCATTGCAATTTCAAACACCCCTTTAATACCGCCTTCTCCCCCAACATTAGTACCACCGAATAAATTCGGCTTATCAATATAAATTGATTTGCTAACAGTGACTTCATTTGCTTTACCAGCAAACACAGTTTTATCATCAGCAGTAATGGCAACTAACTCATTAATTGGTCCACGCCCCAGCCCCGACTGAATACTGAAATAGTATTTATAACCAATTGTTGTTTTCTTCTTTTTACTGCCCATACTTACCCCTTATGCACACTAGCTTGCTTTGCGAGTTCAACAATACGAATAGCTAATGCATCACCCGTACTTAAAATCGTTGCACTATCAATCCCACCATTTTGAATAAAATCGTTAAAACTCAGTCCATAGTGTTTAAACCACGCTCGTAGCCCCCACGCACAACCACCGCCTCGGCGAATATCTGCCATAGTTATCCATATACTATTTTCTAATTGCTTCATAACGATAATTTCCATACGCCAGCACAAACCAATCCGCAGTCCAACAATCACCAAAAAACACACACTGTGGCGTTCCTTCTGTTGGCTGGGGATAATCAAAGTCATCAAACGTTGCTGCATTAACCTTATTATTATGTTTTTTGGCTAATGCTTGATTTAGAAAATAGGATGCAACCAGTACAACAACAAAACGCGCAATCGCCCACCACATAATTAACCTCCTAGAATAGTTTAGTAATGCTATACGGTGATTTGCCGGGCAGGTGTGGGCAACCACCATAATTCAAATGGTTATTAAATTTATTTTCACATGTATCAATCGTATTATCACAACCAGGATATACATTAATTATCAAGCCTACACTTAAGCCATAAGTCCCACCGTACAGACTTAAATTATTGTTGTTATGCATGCGAATACCTCGCCTTTCTGTTAGACCTTCAAACTCATATTCAATATAGCCACCGCTAAAGTAACCATTATTAATACTCTGTGGTACATTGAATGTAATTGATTTACCATCTAATGCGGTGATCTCTAATCCTGAAATGACATAATGACGAGCTTTAACTTTACATCTACTATCATAAAGTGCATGGGGGCACTTTCTACCCCAGGTCAGCCTCAATCCCTGACGACCAAATGTATTGACAATATTAGTTGTGATAATTTTAGCTTCACCAATTTTTTCACGTTTGACTTCAGTGATATTACCTACCCATGCCACCCGTAACTCTTGTTGATTATCATGATAATGCATGCGATAAATTCTAATTTTTACCGATGTACTCGGTGGCACACCTCGGTAAAACGAAACAACTTTATTCGTAACGGGTAAGGTAATTTCAACATTATTACTGCTTGCTGATAATCCGTTATCACTAATTGCAATCGCTTCCCACAGAGCATTATTGACCATTATCGAGCGATCGGCATTTGTATAGCGGTAATACAAATTCTGCCTTTTAAACTCATACAGTGTTAACGGTTGTCCATTTGCAACAGAATACTCAAACTCACTCCAACTCATATCTTACCTCCCTAAATGTAACGTTTACTCTCGCCGTGCCGTCAGCATCAGTTAAATGCTCCCATACAACTTTGTCATCATTTAAACGGCATAGACGCATTATGGATATTTTGATTACTTCCTGGCGCATAAATGCAACCTTTTTATTGAGCAATAACCGAAGTCCGTTGTTATTGCTTTTTACGTTGACAATTTCACGATATAAAATGCGGTTACCACTCAGTAAAATTCTTAAGAACTGTCCGCCGAGATCCGTTTCAGTCATATTATTTTGTTCAATATCTAAAATTTCACTAGTTGCATCATCAACTAGTTTGCAATCATTACTAAACGAGGGTACAAAAATTGGTTTTTGGCGACCACGGAGGGCATAAAACAAGGCACGCAGTTCAAGTTGTTTATTACGGCCATTAATTAAAAATTCATGAGATTGAGTAATAAAAACACGACTCGCGCTATCTGAGTAGTACACGATACCCGTTTGATTGTCGATTTCACGTCGCATTGATTCATATGAAACATGTACATCATCTGACCAATCTGGTTCTTGCTCCAGCACATAAAAATTATTGTATATAGGTAGCTCAACATTAACGTTAATGTCATTTTTTTCAACAACTAAAAATCGTAACTCTGCGGTTGCTAATTCATCTGTTCGCCTGATAATTTTAGGTGGTTCAGTCAATTTTGCCGATTTAATTGGAAATACTTTTGCACCTTTTGAAACGGCTGTATATATTGGTTCAGATAGTGTAATACTTAAATGTGTGATTGACTCAATATTGGCCACAATCGTATTACTATTATTCATAACTATTAGATTACCGCCAACATGGTAATCTCGCCCCATAGTTGATAAATAGATTGTCTTATCACCCGGGTTGATTTCTCTATCCAGTAATGCTATATCACTATAAATCGGCAATGAAAACGAGCTTAAATAGTTCTGAAATAGTATATTTTCAATTTGTCGACGTTCATGTTGATGGATCAGTATTTGAAATTCAAATGTGCGACGGGGTGTTAATCGCATTGATACACGCTGTTCTGCCCCTGTTTGCGATTGATGTATATTGGTTTTCCATTCTAATGTTTCAGTAATACCTTGCGACCAATTCGGTGAGAGAGAAAGCGGTAGGGAACGATTACCATTAACAACTAATGTAACGGTTTCAGCGTTTAGAAAATGAAACGAAATTGTACAGTTAATGCTATCCGTGCCGTGGCTATCAATATCAATTGATAATATTTTTAGGCTTAATCGGCTAAATAAAACTGGTAACGTCACATTACTGACAGTGACCCCTTGTTCACTATAGGTAATATCAGTCAGAATTTTACTGCTGAAATAGCCGTTGAAAATTGATACTTCTATAGTGCGCTGATTACTGACATAGCCGACATCAATCGTAGACGGGTTAATATAGAGCTTGTTATAAATAATATTTAAAAATGATTGTGTAATGTAGCCTTTTCGAACATTGAATAACTGCAACGGTATGCCACGTGTAGCTAGCCCCGTTTTTTCGTCAACGACAGAGGACAGTCGAGCCATCCCCTGATATAGTTGTAAATCAAAACTACGTTGACCACGTAACTTTAAATTATTAATAACGTATCCTGTATGTTGGTTACTCATCACTCAATTACTCTATAAACGTAGCCTAGGTCATAACTGTTATCCTCATCCTGAACATTTTCTGTGACCGTTTGAAACATTGTTGCTGCGCAACAATAATATTTTTCACCATTAATTTTACGAATGGTGCCCGGAACAACACTGTCAATTCTGGCGACATAAAAATCAGGAACTACACCGATTCGGTGATATTGTTTGCTAGCTAAATGCAGATAAATCGATTGGGGCACCAACGTTATCAAATTATTAAATTGAGATAAACTCGCGTCAACTAACATCATGTCCGGATGCGGTTTCCACGATCGCTCAATCGTTGCATCACCAACTCCCATGGAGCCTACGCCTTCGTATCCAGACTCATTTGCGCCAAAAAAATAATCGTTTCCCTCAACTCTAATGACGCTGGCACTGCTGCGTGAATCGTGATTTCCGATAAACAAATACATATTGCTAGTAAACGGATATGATGCGCGACTAGTGTCATTCGTGTTTGTTGAATGTGTTCCATATGCGTAATGACCACCATTGTAAATCCCACATTTTTTTATTGTCCCGATGCCAAAATGTCGAAAACGACGAGAATCGACACGTACAACAACATGAATGTATTGTGCTGTTGCTAAAAATGTATATGACGCAAATGGTTCATGATGAAAATTGGTACCAGCCCCCAAATAATAGCGATAGAAATTTGCTTTACCGTTAACAGTGCTTGAACCAGCTTGGTTATCCCAGGGTAAATTTGCGTTAAACTGATTGTTGATAACAATGTACAACGTGGGGAGTGAATTTGATGTGGCAACTTTTAGGCTCCAAAAACAATTTTCATTATGTAAATACAGTTCTTTTGCTTTAGTATCAATTTTATCTACAACCCACCCCTGAACCGATTGTGCAAATTTCGCCAATTTTGATAGTAAATCCACGACTGATGAGGCGTTACCCGTTTGATATGCCATGCTGAGCTCCTATCCTATACTTTTTCAATTGCAAAAAAATCAACATTCGTTACACGAAAACCGTTTTGAAAAATAATAAATTCACGTCCATCATCGGTTTTAATCGTATCCTCTGCCGCTCGGCTTAACCCTGGTACCCAGTAAACACCATCTAACGCCCCCCAAAATTGAGTTGCACCTGTTGTTACATCTACAATCGATACGGGATATAGCGGTGAGTAATTACCGGGTGATGCTGTTAATATGTTGATTATTTTATTACCATAAAATTTTTCAATCCCCCTAGGATACAGCAAATTTGTTTCACTACCGCTAGATCCATAAAACTGTTGCCACGCTTGAGATGGTGTAAATAGGTAAAAATGACTGATGCGTGGATCGATAATTGACGCAAAATAATCTGTTGTAACGGAATATCGTTGTAGTTCATTATTACAGCTACCCGCAATGACCAGCGGATACGGATACTCATTTGGCAATGCGCTGGGCAGCATAAAACCGCAATAACAACTTGAATAAACAGTTGTCATTTTTGTTACCACAATAAATCGACGATTATTGGCAAAAAACCAGTAATGTAATGGATTATTATCAGCAAATAGTCCAACTTGTGTGCGATTTAACATACCGCTAAATATGTCATTGGGTTGATTGATTAATTCAACATTAAAGTAGGTTCCACCGCAGAAATAAAGATTATAAGTATCATTTGAAATGCGATTATCTGTTTTACACGCAACATAAATATTATTGCCAGCAGTCGCTCCCGGCGCACTCCATGCATATGATTTTCGTTTTGCTATAGTTGCTGTAGCCGCAGTTTCACCACTGTAAATTTCTGTCCAGTTATCACCTGTTTTAACTAATTCACTATCAGTTGTTAAAAATAGATTTAATTTATCCAGTAAATCAATTTCGTTATCTGCAATGCCACTTTGATAAGCCATAGTTAAATCCCCAAATCTTGTTTAATTGTCTGTTTATTTGCTCGAATAAATGTTTTAAATGCTCTGCCACCCGTTACGCTATTGATGCCACGACTGACCATATCACCCGCATCAATGACTAGTTCTTGCTGAATAACGGGACTCAATACAGTTGGGGAGATTTTGCGTTGTTGGTTATCATCAAGTAATGGCGCTTTTGGGATATTGACATTACTAACAAGTCCACCGGTTGCATAACGATGCAATCGCCCAGTATTGATGGCATGTAAATAGTCAATACCATATTTTTTGACTGATGCTGCATTAACAACATATTCACCATTAGACAATTTAGCGGGAATAGAATCTGATGTTGATGTACCAGCTCCGGTTATATAACCACCCGTTGCTGCAGCTACTGCTGCCGCGCCTATAGCAGAACTGCCCGCATTTGCACCAGCACTAGCACTTGATGCTGAAATCATTGCTGCACTAATAATTTCACCTGCTGTTGTTCCGGCTGTTACCATCGATGCTGAAATCGTTTCTGCACCAATACCTGTCGACATCGATATTGACTCACCCATCAACCCTGCGCCAGTCGCGCTACTTGTTGCAATTGCTGTTTCCATCAATCCGGCAGAAGCAGCAGCATTTGCATTATCAACAGCAGCATCAGTGGCAGTACCAAATAGCGAACTACCTAAATTTGATAGTCCATTCATTGCCATATCAGCTAAACCTTTTGTCGCAACTTGCACCATCGACGATAAAATACTTTGCGCTAGATTTTGCAGTGCATCTTTTAATTCAAATGTACCTTTAGCTAAACTATCTAAACTACCTTGAATACCACTTTGCAATCCGTTTTTAAATGCATTAGTCAGTGCATCTGTGGTTTTATTTAGTTCAGCAATTTGTAGTTGTAATGTTACCAACGCTTTTTGGGCATTTTCGCCAGCTTGTCCGGGTAATTCAGTCATAGCTTGCAAAGTAGGTAAATATTTGGCAAGTTCTTGCGCTGTTTGCTTGTGCAAATCAACTAACTGGCTTTGTGCTTCAATTTGTGTAATTAAACCAGCAGTGACTTGTGCTTGTATACTTTGTTCTTTAATTGACTGTTGTGATTGTGCTTGCTGAACTTTTGCTAAAATTTCGGCAAGATTTGCTTCAGCTTTTTTTAGTGGTAACAACTGGTCAATTAAGTTAATACCTTCGATATTTTTATTGGCTTTAAGTTGTGCTATAACAGCTTGATACCATCTATCAATCTCTGCCGTTTTAAGGCGGGCAGGATCAAACAATAGCGAATTGAGTTGATTTTGTAATTCGTCATTTATTTTTTTATTTTCGTGTGCTGTAATTGCATTATTTGCCGCATTAGCTCGATTACGTTGCTCTACCGTTAATTTTTGAGAATCAATTAACGCTTGCCGAGTTGCGTATGTTTTTTGTGTCTGCTTATCCGCTTGTGATTCCAGCGATTTTATAAATTGCTCTGTTTCACGTGCTGCAGATTTTGCCGCTCGGGCTGATTCTTGTATTGCTTTTTTCTTTGCTTCGTGCGCATCTATCAATTTTGCATTAGCGATAATCTCTTTTTTGAGCTCTGGGCTAGCATTTTTATACTGACCTTTTTCTATTTCATAAAGTGCTTTAGCTAGGGCAGTACTTTTTTCTTGTAATGCGACCTTATTTTTTAATTGTTCATTATATTGACTTAGCAATTTTTTGGCTTCTTGCTCATCTACCAATTTTGCATTAGCGATAATCTCTTTTTTGAGCTCTGGGCTGGCATTTTTATACTGACCTTTTTCTATTTCATAAAGTGCTTTAGCTAGGGCAGTACTTTTTTCTTGTAACGCAACTTTATTTTTTAATTGTTCGTTATATTGTCTTAGTTGTTTATCCGTAATTTCTTTTACATCTTTATCATATTGACCACCAGAAAATGATTTTCCGTCTTTTGATGTAACCCCTTGAGCCTGCAAATCTTTACGACCTTTTTCGTTGGCCCATAGTGCTTCATATTTTTTACGTAATTCATCAACCGCTTTAGCTTGTTTTTCGGCATCGCTTGCATTTTGTTTATGAAGCTCGTCAAGTTCTTTTTGGGCATTGATTGCTTTTTCATTAATGACATCAGTATCATGCTTTTCTTGTGCTTCTTGTTGCCGTTTATCTCGTTCTGCATATTTTTCTTGTAATGCTTTATCGTCATTTTTATTATATGAAATCGCCCCATAACCGGACACAATATGGAACCCTCGATTTTTGGCTTCTTCTAACCTTTCAATATCTTCATCTAAGTTTGATAAGCCCAGGCTGAATTTAATATCTTTTTTTAATCTATTTCCTACATCACTCACTCCATTTTTAAAATTTTTCCATGCATTTTCTAACCAATTGAGTTGTTCCTCCATCTTATTTGCACTGACTTCCATCTCTTTAGCATATCTTTCGGTGGCAACCGCAATGGCTTGCTCTGCGTCACCTTGAGCCTCAAGTGCGGCAATACGCTGATAAGTGGCTAAATCTAACCAATGGTATTGTTTATTACTGTCAACTGCCCAGCTTGTAACCGAATTTTCAAGACCTTTAAATGATTGAGCGGCTTCTTGTGCATTTTTTCCTGTCACTTGTGCCATATATGCTGATGCTGTAGCGATATTTTCAATCGATTTTGCTGATAACCGCCCCCCTGATGCCAGTTCCGCAATAACATCACGTGTTTCACTGTAGTTATGATTAATTTTACCGATGCGTTGAGACATCACCTCAAGCCCACCAGCTGTAGCACCAGCATAATTACCTGTTGAAATTAATGCACGATTAAACCGCCCTTGGTCTGAAATTATCGTACTTATCACTTGTGACATTTTGTAAGCGGCAGCAACAAAAATACCAACGGATAATGTGGCAGCACTAAATAATGGTGGTAACCGTCCCGTCATATTACCAACTGTTAGTAATGAATTTCCCGCTGATGCAAAATTACCACTTGCTAATTGTTTAAACATACTGGCGATACTACGACGAGCGCCTCTGGTATTCAGATCTAATTTTTTAGTACTTTCATTGAGTGTTTCAACCGTTGATAGAGCTACACGTTGGTTATTGATTTTCCCAAGATAATCATCAAACGTATCAGTATCAATCACGCCCGCTTTTTTTGATTGACGTAGTTTACTTTCTAATGCATCTAATCGACTTAAACCTTTAGTTGCTGGATCAATACTTGCTAATAATTGATCCAACCCAGATTTTAATTTCTCAACCTCTTTTTGATGAGCCTTAGTAACTTTTGCCGCTGCCTCTTGCGCCTTAGCAAGTTTTTCTTGCTCTTTGATGTAATCATCCCACAAAGATTCAATATGAACTCTTTTCCATGATTCAGATTGTTGATTAAATAATTTTTGGAAACTTTCAGCGTTTTTGCGGTTTGCTTCTTGAATGGTTTTTGCTGAATCTTTAACTTCATCACTCACTTCATGAATATTTTTTTTAGCACGATTCACGTCAGCCGTGAATTTCATTGCAATATTCATATCGTTATTAGCCATTATTATTGCTCTCCGCGTAACTGTTTTACAAACTTTGTAACTTGTTTACCACCATTAAAGCCAACACAAATATCTTCAATTCGGTTAGCTCGTTCTCGGTTTTGTAACTTAATTAATTCATCGTAATACAGCAGTAATTGGCGTTGCGTGTAATGCGGTAACTGCTGCGCATCATGTCCATTTTTAATTAATAATGTAAAAACCTCACTCCAGCTTACTGATTTGCCTGTTTTGCAGCGTTTTGCCGAATGATTTTGCGAGTTACCGCGTTCATAAAAAAACGAGAATTAACAACCCACCACCAATCAAGTAATTGCAAACCATCTTCATATGACAACGCTTCAATAAACGAAATCGGTTTTTGAATAGAAGTACTGATTAACGAATAAACCAACTCTAAATTACCCATAATAATTGTGTCGGCTTGCTCAATAGTGATTTTGTTTGTACCGTTCATTTCATTCACAATTAATGCAACAAACTGGTCAATTTCGTTACCGATTGTTAGTGCATCTTTAAATGAATATTCACGTACTGTAATTGTTTCACCAGCTAGCACGATCTCACGATTCGGCATTAATGTTGCTAAATCATTTGATTCTTCTTTTGTTGCTGTCACTTTTTCTGCCATGTTATTTACCTACTAATAAAATTAGAGAGTTGAATAATTAGCGGTGACACATCACCGCATAATAAAATAAATTTACTTCGCCTTTTGAACGTATGAGCCAAAATAACCAAGCGAGCTATCCTTGTTTTGACTCATATCAGCTAAGACCGTGGCAGTAAGTGGTAATTCACCGTATCCCTCATTGTGTAGTAACGAGAAGTTAGAAATTGGGTTGAATTTAACGCGGAATAGCTCCACAATTACATGTTCATTTTCACGGTCAGTATTGATACCATCGAGCATAAACCAACGTTCTGGTGGTTGACGGGTAAAAATGCCCAAGCTTTCAGTCTTAGCGTATGAATAATCTACCGTTGCTGTTAATGCCTGTGTAGTTAGTAACTTGATTAATCCAGCATGAGCTGATTCGATTTCATAATCCGTACCTAATACTAATATGGTTCCATCAGCAATTTTTAACTCAACATCGGCAACAAATGGATGGGCTAATTTGATGCGGTCACCAATTACCAGACTTTCAGGTAATTTTTCATCAGTGACAATACCCGCATCAACAGTAATTTTTTCACCATAAAGCGCTAACGCAATGTTTTCGATTGACCAATCTTTTAACGTAAGATTTAACGTACCACTTTTACCCAGTGTTAATTCACCAACTTGTAGACGTTGTCCTGTATATGATTCATTTTGTGTTACCGTTTCAACACTTAGTTCCATTTCACAGGAATCAGCCGTACCCACATGCCGAAATGCACCAGGGCGGGCTGGTAAACTTGCAGTATCACGAGTAGCGAGATTAATCGTACCCTGAAGACTCATTAATAAATCTGACATATCTTTCTCCTAAAACTATTTATCGGCTACCAATAAAATGCTGGGTTTGAAATGAATCAATCCACACTAGAACGCCATTTTGAAAACCTAACGTTTGCCCACCAACCCATGTGACTGGACGAACTCCATCAATAAACTGAACTGTTTTACCAATCAACAAATCACGCACCGCACCTATAACCGGATTTGCCAATTGTTTTACATTTTGAATATTGGTCGCGTGGCTTGATAAATCACGAGCTACAATCACAACACCAAAATTAACATTGACAGATTGCCTTGTGCCGACGGGGTTATCATTGGGCGTTTCTTTACCAAGCAGAACATAAGCACTTGGCGTTGGCGCACTGGTTAAATCTGTTAACTTGCTGTACTCAGCACTAGTACCAACAAACACTAAGTTTTTTTCTTGCAGTAATACCTTGAGTTTGTCAGCAATAACTGATACATCAAATGGTGCGCTGCTCATAGTCCAAAATCCCGTAATGTGTTCATATCAAATACACGAACAGGGCCAGTTTGTTTCGGAACACCGCCTGCGACGGGTAGAATATCTTCAATACCAAGCGAATATTTCCCTTCAGCTACCATTTTTAAAAAGCCCAGAACTTGTTTGTAATCACGCACGATAGGATCGCTTTTTTCATCAGAAACTCGATTGCGATGCAATTTATAACGAACAATAATGCGTGCCCAATCTGTCAATAATCGAGGCACAACAGTTAATGGCAGCTTATGCCCACGCTGACGCAAAAAACCATTGATTTCAGCTTCAGTATCAGCTATTGATTCATTAATACGTGAGATTGCTCGATTTGCATTAATAACATCATCAGGTAACCAATTTGAAACATCACCACCATTAATAATGACTTCCAACAAATTAGCATCTACTGGAATTTCACCATCTTGTGCAACCAATTGCGATAGCTCAATGAGTCCTGGACGTTCGGATAAATTTAGCAATGTAATGTATGGAATATTCATCATCTTTACCCAAACCAACGATAAATTATCGTTGGTTGTTGTTCACATTATTAACTGTTTGCTGGAATAACATTTTCAAACAGATAGCCCGCATCTTTAGCTACAACGAGCTCTTTGACTGACTCACCAACTCGAACACGTTGACCGCCACGTAAACCGATATCAGGATCAACAATCGAACCCGAAACACGATCTTTAAATTGAGCTGTATAACCGAACGTCACACCGCCGTTAGTATTTGCTAATTTATTACGTACCGTGAATGATGCTTTATTGCCCCAAGCACGAAGTAATGCTGGAGATTTACCTGGTTTTGCACTATTTAAAAATGCATCACCGACATAAATGGCTTCTAACTCTAATAAGTCAGCTAAGAACCCTAGCGGAACAAGACCGTTTTCACCCGCATTACCATGGTATGCGGCAACAATTTTTCGATGACGACGTAATATTGTGGCAACTCGACGTCCTAGTGTGCCGATATTTGGACGCTGAACCATTGCATCAAATGCATCCGTTATTAATGCTACTGGGTCACTATCAGGATTATTCCATTGCTGTGCAGAAGTTAATGTTTGTTTATTGTTGTAATTTGCACCATTAAAAAGCAAATTTGCAGCTCGAACCTCACGATCTAACAAAATTAAATCAGTCGTGGCTTCAACGGCATGACCAAGTGGGTTATAGCCTGTAATGGCTGTATCAATATCATCTTGAGGGACAGGGCTATCAAGTCCCCAATCTTCAACTGAGCTTTCTTTTTCTTTGGCACTAAACTCAACTTGATTCGGTTGTGACGTCCGACCAACTTTGGTATTAGGCAAAGTAAATCGCTCTGAAAAATCAAATTCAAGCCATTTAAATGATGTGCTAGAAACAGGCACACGGGGCAAAACCTCATCGGCAATTAACTTATTATTACGGTAAGCGATAGCAATTGCAGTCAACTGCGGTTCAACGGGAAAAGGACGTTGCATATAAAACTCCTATTTATAAAATTGTTTATCAAAGACCATGGACCATTAGTTAAATAAAAGGCTAAGCTTGTTTGCTTGGTGCAATCCAAATAGAGCCTAATTCATCGACGTTACCCGCAACTTCGGCATAGCCAATAATAAAATCACCTGACATCGCTTTTTTAGCTCGGCCATCCGCATTTGCAGTGATTGGGTCACCAATCGCAATGGTTTCGCTATAAAAAACTTGTGCCAATCCGCTGCGTACAACGTCAAACACTTCTCCATCACCACCACCGACAATTGTTGATACACCGATTAATAATGCAGTACCGTCAATTGCAGTTTTTGCTAGCCCATCTTCATTACCATGACACACAATTACACGAGGCTTGATTTCACCTTCTGCTGTTTTTGCAACTGTTAAACCCGGAATATTCATATTGAGAAACCTCTAAATTAAAATTCAAAATAAGACTGAAATTAATCAGTCCATGTAATATTGTTTGCTTTTGCTGTTTACTGTTTTTTAGCTTTCGTTACATGCTCAACAGCTTGGGAAATAGAAACTGTGATACCTTTGTCTGCTTGCTCTTGTTGATATTTTTTTGCTAAATCAGCAATAACTTTAGGATCTTGTTTAGCATCACCGTCTTTAGTACCTTTATCCGCCCCCGACTTTTCAGCAAAATCCATAAATGCGGGACGCTCAGAAAGTACTTTTTTGATTAAATCGGATGGTGAACTGTTGACCGTTGCATCACCTTCAGCAAACGAAATTGGCTCACTACCTAGCGACATAAACACTTCAACGACTGTAGTTTTATGGGTTGGTAATAATTTGCCAGATTTAACTAATTCATCAGCAAAGGCGGCAAATTCCGCACGCTTGTTAGTTTGTTCTTTTTCTAGCAATGCTTGTTCACGTTTTGCTAGTTCAGCATTTTTAGCGTCAATTGCTGCTTGTTGTTCGGCAAAGCTAGCGTTGAAAGTGTGTGGCATTTTTTCTTTCTCCTTTTGTTTTCGGTCGGATATTGCACGCAATGATTCAAGGCGCCATTGCGGTAAAAATAGGTCAGCACAGGCAATGCCGGCTTTTTCAATCAGCAGGTCACGCAAATTAGATAAAATTGAAATCAAATTCTCATCAAATTCTTCATCAGCCATAGAGAACTCTGCGGCACCTTGCTCACCTTCAGACTCCGCAAAACTGGCGTCAGGCAAGCCTTTAATAGCAGGAGCTGCTGCACCTAAAAAACCGATGTGACGAGCATAATAATGACCCGGTTTAGGATTGCCCGGTGAATCCGGCAAATAAATTGAAAGTGAACGTTTTTTATAACTTCCCGCATTATAGGCTTCAGCAAATTCTGGATTAATCTGATCTAACTTGGCATAAACCAAACCATCTTTTACTTCAAATGATTTTGCCCATGCATAAGCTGGTGCAGTTAGTTTTGGATGACCGATTACAGCAGGCGCTTCTGACAAGCTCGGATCATAGCTTTCTGCTAAATCAATACAGTTCTCTAAAGTGAAAGTGATTTTTCGACCATCTACCGCAGTGTGCGTACCAGGTTTAAAAACGGGGATAAGTGCCATAAAAAATGCTCCAATAAATTGATATAGAGCATCATGATCTATTTTAAGGAAAGGGTAATCTGAACGCGGGCAGATAATTTTTTAATGATTTGGAAAGGAGAGTGGCAAAATAATAGAAAGAATATACACTAAAAACTTATTATAAAGCATTTACAACACGATTAAAGCGATTCGTAAATAAACTGATTAGCCTTTTTTAATAAAGTGGCTTAAAACGCGTTATATTGCGTTTTAAGCAAAACCCAAGTGCTCACGCACAACATCGACCAATAGTAATTTATCTTGGGCGCTAATGCCAAGCCATGGGCGTGCTGGAATTACCACGCCCTTAACTGGTTTAATTGTACCGCCGAAATGATGGATAGCGCCATAGATTAAGTTCGTACCAAACAACAAAGTATTGCCTTCAATCTGCCAATGCAACGTACTTCTTAGATTACCATCTAGCGTTAAAATTTTATCTTTTTGTTTGGGTTTTGAGTCTTTATACCAAGGAGATAGTTCTTTCCACGGTACACCATCGGGCGATTCTTGGGCATTAAAGCGTGCTTCATGAATATCAAGTAATACTTCGCCCATATGACTAAATAAACTTTGAGTATCATCTATGGCCGCTTCAATATGAAGCATAGCATCAAGCGCATTTTGTATATTAAACTCAATATTTACGCCAGTCATTTTTTCACCTATACTATTTTGAATGTAAGTAAGCAGCTTCTGCCAAAGCCTCAATTCCTTACTTATGCACCTCAATTATGGCAGTGATTGAGGTTTATCGTTTAAACACTCGAACACCGACCCGAAGCTGTTCTAAATATTCAGGGTTATCGGGCGCAAATGTTGTCACACCCAGCCAACCATCATCACCCACTTCAAATACCGCAAGCATTGGCTTAACTTCGCCATCAATCATAAAACGTGAGATATAGCGACGGCGAACCACCGATTTTTGTAGATGATCAAAGTATTCCATTCTTGTCCAAATTTCATCGGGCAGTTTTAACGAATCCGCAAGTAACAATAAAAATTGCTCACGACCACGTTTTGTCACTTTCAATTCACCAGTTTTGCTAACAGTGAAAAGCTGTTTACCGATTACTAATGCATCACCGGCTACATCTTTAAAAATAGCTGGCTTAGTTAACGTTGCGCCAAATTCATTTAAGAAAATATTGGCATAATCTTCTTCAGTTAAGCCTTTTTCTAACAGTCTATTTTTGCTTACTTCACGGATTGCTGGCCATTCATCAGTTGCTTTGCTTGATGGTAAACCTCGTTTTAAAGTTGGATCTGTATCTAATGGATTTGGTACAAAATTATCAAGTTTTGATTGTCCGGGAATATGTTCAAAACTAGGGTCAATTCCTTCAGGTACTCGAACTATTCTAGGATTACCACTATTTTCACCAATCACTCTATCAACCCAATTTATTGTTGGTGCTTTGTCAGGTCGATTTTTTCCCATTCTTTTTAAATCACCTTTAGTCCGCCCACGAACACGGCACTGGCAACCATATCCATTTGGAGGGAAATGAGTATTCCACCATGGGTCATTAAAATTTAATACCAGATGATCCCAACTTTGATGAAGTTCACGAGGGTGTTCAACATAATCACTATGTAAGTATTCTAGATATGGAAATTTTGCATCACGTAGTTGTTGATAGCGACCCGCTTGGTAAGAACTGTTTAAATTCGTTTCATAGATGATACGAGTACGCCAACTAAAACTACCGTTATAGCTCCAGCCATGTTTTTCGACAATTTCGGCAAAATCCTTTCTAAATTTTTCAAGTGTAGTGCCTTGGCTAATTGCTTTATCAATAGCTGCACGAAAATCATTTAGTAATGCATTACGATTAGCACCCGCCACAACAAAGGCATAATCATGCTCATTATTGTAGATATCTACATAGCTGTTTGTGGGCACATTTGCTTTACGTCTGAAGAATTCAATTTGCTCTTTAAATGGCAACGAGCCATATGCGACATTAACCATTTTTGCTATCCTCAAGTAGTTCTGTGCGACCTGCTAAATTAGCTGCTGTTAATGCTTCAGCCATGACCTTTGCATATTTATCTAATTGCATATCGGGAATTAGCTCAAATAACTTATCACGTAATTCTTCTAATGATTGAACATTATCAACCAGTTCTTTAATTTGATTAATCCATTGGTCGGTAACTGGTTGTATTTCCGTATTTAAATGATTTGATTGCAACACTGGTGCAAAGGTATTCGGTTGCTGTTCGGCAAAATCAACGTTTTTTAAAGATTGCGCATCAATCGGCTCTGCTAGTTGCGGTTTTTCTTCCCATTCACCACCATAAGTATCCTGTACATGCGAAAGAGTTGGGCGGTAGCCAGTTGATTCAATAATATTTTTATCACGTTCTGATAATGATTTCAGATCCTCAGGTTCATCAAAAATACGTGAAACTTGAGGGACAGCAGCACCGGGAAAATTCATCTGTGTAAACCAAGTACCTGGTCCTCGATTCCAACTCTCACACATTACATCAGAATCTGATTTTGCAATTGAACTTAATACCGCAGCTTGGAGTGATTCATCACCACCGATTGAGCTTGATGCACCACCTGAGGAAGTAATTTGCCCAACGGTTACACGCCTAATTGCTTCGTTCATTGAGTCGTAAAACGCTTTGTAATCGCCTGCGCCTGAGCGTGCTATTTGTAGCAATTCAAGCGTCATTCCATCTGGCATGATGATGCCTGAATCGGTCTGAATTGCACGAGTGAGTGACAGTAAGTCCCTTTTTTGTTCTTGTGTTGCACCTGTACTATATTTGCCCACTGCCGTTGGCATGCCGAATTTTTCCAGAAAAATTAGCCAGAACTTAATATCATTGCGTTTAAAAAAGCTTGGCCAGTAAAGCCAGTGAGCCAAGCCTAAGCCGTAGGGTTCATCATCATGATCGGCACCAGTTGCATAATGCCAAAAGTACGGTGCATCACAAGCAACACCTTCATGCATATTATTGGGCGTTAATAAGCGCAGTTCACCCATTGGAGTAAACCGAAAACGACGCCGATCACGAACTTTGATATCGTCAATCCAATATAGATTATCTTTGATGCCATAAATTAACTCCGCCACAGCATAACCGTAAAAAACACCGTAGTGCATTAACTTAGTTACACGGTCAAATCCCACCGACTTCAGTAACTCACTCATAGCTTCAGCAGCTTCGGTATCAATTGGTTTATCGCCTCCGGGTTCCACTTTCCATTCGCGAGAGATTACTGCATCTTGACGTTGGGTAAATGCTGACTTGACTTCATCATCATTCAATACTTCTTTATAAATATCTAAACGACCACCACCCCGATTACGAAGAACACTATCATCTGGCTGCGCTAGCGAACCAACATATAATTTAGTAATATCATTATTTTCACCTGTGCCTGCCAGCTCTCGTCCTGTTTCAACATGTGGCTTTTTGCCTTTAAACCATAACATTAAATAAATCCTCCAAAATCGTTACCGCCCCGTACCGTGCCAAAGCCTGTATCGGTTGTTTCCAGTTCTGAGCTACTCGAATATTGATTCAATGAACGGTAAGAATCACGAACGCCTAGTGATTGGTATTCAATTTCATACCCATCTTGGCTAGCTGCATTAATTGCAAGAAAGGCAGCCCAAGTTCGATCAGCATGACCATTACTATCAGAATCAGCAACAAAACGCGGTTGCCCCGTTGCTCCAGTCACTTTTTTTAACTTATGCAAATCAGCACGAAGGGCATTATTGCCAGCGGGAATACGAAGTTTTCTATCTTGAAATGCTTGTTTACCTTGTGTTGCTAATGTTAGTTTGTTAGGAGAGGTAAATAAAACACCTTCAATCACTGTTTCACCATAACGGCGTTTTGCATCTTCAACGGGTTTTTCGCCCATACCAGTCTGATCCATGCAACCTCTAATGACTCGATAACGGCGAAATACATCATCAAGCAGTAAATCTTGTTCAGCAAAAGAGAGTCGCTTTCTCTCAATAATTTCACGAGTCCAAAGAACATCGCCCACTTGTTCAATGACCCAAATAACAAATAGGTCATTACGTGCAGCAATATCAACGCCAACAAAACAAGGATTACCCGTATAGTGTTCAGGAACGCCTGCTTTTTCATCTTCAACGCTAGTAATTAAATCAAAATCAAGCCAACTGCTGGCTTCATCAAGCCACTTGAGTTCAAACTCTTGTGCCCATAAATCATCATCACCGGCACCTTTGCGTAATTCCTCAATATTTCGAGGCAACCCATCATTAACGCATTGATAAATATCCGCTACATGGCGTGACCAACCATCATCTTTACCAGTCATCAGTTCATAGAACTTATTCCCTTTACCATTGGGAGTGCTGATCACACGCAATTTTAATCCGGGCTTTGAAATAACAGGGAACAAGGCTTTCCAAATGGCACGGCTATCTTGATGAAAGGCAAATTCATCAAGTAACACACTAGCACTAAAACCACGAGCGGTGTCTGGATTGGCAGGTAAAGCAGTAATTTTACTGCCACCTGGTAATTCAACTTCTAACGCTCGAATATTGGCATCCCAATCATAATCGAGTTCTTTAAAACCTGCGGACATTGCACGCAGATGAACTTTAACCCCCTCATTCATGGCTTCACGTGCTTGACGTTCACCACGTGATAAAATCACCCAACGCGCACGTTTACCTTGAGCTTCAGCTCGCAAACAGTCGAGTACAATTTGTAATGTACTGGTAAAGGTTTTACCGCATTGACGAGAGAACATTGCAATAGCAAAACGGCTAGTGTCGTTTACCCACTGTTTTTGATAGTCATAGAGTTTTAAGGCCGGTTCATTTTTTACTGTCATAAGTCATACGCCGCTTTAATTACTTTAGCTAACATTTCAGCTGGTACTTCGCCTGTTTTTTCTAGCTCATCCAGTTTTTCTTTTTGTTCACGCAATAACTTTTCACGTGCTGCTTTCTCTATTTCCTGCCTTTCTTTAAAGCTTAATTGCCTTGCTTGCATGGCCTCTTTAGCGGCTTTCGCTAAAAAACTAATTTCTTTAATCGTGATATCTTCCGATTCATGCGCCTTAAATGCAGCACGCGTTGCCAGCGTTGTAACAGCCTGAGCAAGTAGTGCTCCTGATTTATCATCAACACTATCACCAAGTTCATCAACCAAAATACGTGATGCCGTTTCAATTTCACGTAAGCTATTGGTCATTTCATTAAATCCCTTCTGATATCGATGCAAACTGCTTCTGCTAGGAGTTTCATTGCTTGGGAATTTTTGTTGCAGTTCTGCAATCATCTCATCAAGAGTAAGTTGATCCGCTCGTAATAGTTTTTCAATGTATGAACGAACTTCGGGTTCTAATTTGTGGATCGTTGATTTACGTCCCATAATTACGCTCCTGCGCTTGGACGTTTTACACCAGGCACAACAACTTTACCGGTAGCCACATCAGCACCAAAATCGGTTAAACGTGCAACAATAACACTACCGATTGTTTCCGTTTTAATTAAATCTTGCTGTCCAAGCCAACTTAAATGGGTTTTAACTTGATCACGACTAATAGCGTGGCCATAGTGATCTAAAGCACTATAGATAATGCTAGAATTACTACTGTAGCTTGGCATTTCATATAAGATACGCAAAATAACCAACCGTTGATCTTCTTTTAAAAATTCAGCGTAGCTCATAATCCCTCACTTGTTCTTTAATAAAAATTGGTTAATGTTATCTAATTGACGAGATAATCCTGAAAGCCGATCAGATAACTGATTTAAAGTAGCTTCATTGCTACTTAGTTTTTCAATCAATTTGGTTACCTGATGCTGAGTTGGTAATGACTTAACCGTCTCTTCAACTTGTGTTACTCGAATACGTAAGTCTAGTAGCTCTTTTTGGCTAGCCGATTGACGTCCAATTAACCATGAGTAAACACCAACCACCGCCATTACAGCCCATTGCAGAAACTGCCAGTTAAAGGTAAGTTCATTAAAATTCATCATTTATTCCTTTTTTCTTCCAATGCTGCACATTCAATACATAAATCAGTAACGACTAACTTTCGACGTGCTTCAGCTATAGGCTCTTCACAGATTCGACAATACAGGCTTGATACTCCTGCTTTTGCTTGATGTTTTGCTAGTATTCGTTCCCGTGCTTCCATTTCTACAGTTGATGCTAAATCAGCGTTGTCCATTGTTTACCTCGTTAATATATTTTATTAGTTCAATAAATCGACCTGAGCACTGCCCATATTGGTCATAAAGCTGTTTTAAGGCTTCAGCTAAACCATCCGCCGTATTATTTCGTCGTTTTACGGGTAATTCGCATGGTACCGTCAGTTGTGCTGGTAAAACCATGGGTTGTTGCTTGTGCGGCATTTGCACGGGCTGAGTCGATGAACTGCAAGACACTATCATCAAACACGCAATGACTGCGATCATTAGCCGTTTTGTTAAGTGCATCTTGTAATGCTTGATTTGATTGTTCATCATATAATTTCCTTTCTGCTATCTGCTGTGACAATGAATAACTTGCATCGTTAGCGGTTTTAGTTAGTTGCTTTGTGCTCTCAATCAATTGGCTTAAAGTATCTGCTACTTTTTGGGCTTCTAAAGCAATATATTCTTGCTTGGCTATTGCTTTGCCATGACTGATACCTAATCGGTAAAGTGAACCAAAACCCACAATCAAAATTATTCCCAACAAAAAATAACTTTTACTACCCACAAAAAAGTTTTTGATTAATTTGTATATATTTTTAATCATCACAAACTCCTAAACCCCAATTTTCAGCTATGTAAACAGGTTGCCAACGGTAGATAATGCGAATCGGATAATCACGGTTTTCTTTAAAATTAATGCTTTTACGTCCACCATTAATATTTTCAACTACCCCCCAGTAATGTGTTGCATCTTGGTATTCTCGTTTTGCTCGCTGACGATCACGATTCACCCAACCAAGCCCACCGTTATATGCTGAGAGCGTGAATCCCCATCTATCACAATCACTCGCCGTTGCATTAATACGCTGATATAACCAATAATCATATTGAACTAAGGCACGCAGTGCCCAAGATGGGTTATAAGGTTCGTTGCTACCCAATGATTTAGGGTAAGCCCCTGCAATCCAATCCGCCGTTGTAGGCATAAATTGAGCAAGCCCCTGTGCGCCTACGTGTGATTTAGCATTTATTTTCCATCGAGATTCCTGATGAATTTGAGCCGCAAACAACGCAATTGGCGCATCAAGACCAAAGATTGCACGTGCATTACGTGTCAGTTCCCGTTGATGTTGCTTAGCATCATTTGGTACACCTGCTATAGCAGGCGCTAAATGACAACTAAACAGCATAAACACAATAAGTAAGGTTAAGTAACGCATGGCTATAATCCAAGTGTTACGCCAAAAATCACAGCGGAAACAATCAACGCCCGACGAATCAGAACAACCGCAAATAGGTTTCGATACTCATCAAGAACAGGGTATTCCGCACACATTTTAGAATCCATTGCCTCTGGTTGTTCATTATTTTCTAAAGATTCAATATATTGCTGAGTATAAAAATCAGGACCAAACTCTTTCCAATCGTTATATAAATAACCTCCAGGAGATGCATAAGGGAAAAGTGCACGGTCTAGGTGGTAACCAATCACAGCAGAAAGCAAGACTAAAGCCAGTTTATAAGCAACAACAGGCAACTGTTGAGGTGAGAGTAACGTAATAATTGCAAATAAAGTAATAGCGACTAAATACCACTTAAGCAGACGAATTTGGGATAATTTTTTGATAGGATGAGCCATAAAAAACCTCATAATTAATTAAATTAATGTATGAGGTTATTATGATCTTACTTACTTGAAATGTAATTTGAACGGGGGCAGATTAATTGTTTTCGTTTTTTTCTTCAACAAAGCGTTTTAATGACCAAGGTAATTGAATGGAAGCAAGGAAACAAAAACAAGCGGAAAAAGTTATAATATAGGGGATTAGAATTTGAGTTATTTCCAAGACTATGTTGCAGAGTTCATTTTCTGATTTTGAAACATTTTCTAATATAAAACCTACGAAAATTGCTAACAAAACAAAAAGGTATAAAATAAATAAGCTAGAAAATCGAGTGAAACGGATATTGAAGTTCTCGTATTTTCTAATTTTTTCTGCTGATGAATCTTCTTTCTTGAATACAGCTAGCTCACCAATAGCAGCAATGACAATAAATAAGAAACCAGATAAAATAGAAAAGGTATTTACAATCAAATTCAGTGCATCTTTATTTTTAGTAATTGTTGATGAAAACAAATAACTAACGAATATAGATACCAAAATATTTAATATTAAATAATAACTAAATTTCATATCCACTTTCATATTAAATTCTCTTAATCATCAATAGACGAAAACAAATCACATACATCAGACCAGTGAACTGTTTTTGTTTTACCATTTGGTGTGAGATATAGTATATGTCTTTTCTTTAAATCTCTACCATCTATTTTACGTTTCTTTTTAGTTACAATATAAATACTTTTTGCCGTTTCATTTGAATCAGATTTCATATAACTTAGTGCAACAGCAGGATTTTCTTCAATACGTTGAATAATTTTTGCATCACCCTTTTTACCTAGGATTAATGTGCCATAATGATTTTGTTCCTCCTCTTTATTTTTTTCTTTTTGTACCATTTTGCTGAACATATTTTTTTTCGGGAATCCTAATGATAATAAATCGAAAACACCCTCAATTTCAATATGATTAATTCCTTCTTTTTGGATGATAGCCACATTATCTTTATCAGTTTCATTAACAATATTTAAGTTTTTATTCTTTAACAGCTTGAAAAAGGTTTGGTTGAGTCTGACATCAATATTTAAAGGCGAAAGAGTTGTGAATGCCCAAAGAATGTTATTTTCAATTGAAACAAATAGATGACAAATATCTGCATTATCTACAGTTTTAGCTGTGATTTTGTCATCGGCAATTGCTTCAGTAGTTGAAACATCAATTTTATCATCGTACCAGCTAAAAAAAACAAATAATTTACTATCTACTTCCTCATATCTTCGGCATTTAATATGAATTTCCTTTGAAACATTAAGCGTTCCATTGCCTAGATTTTTAATTGCATTAAAAACATCTTTTTGAAATGATTCAGCTTTCACCCCGTTGATGCATGCTGAAAACTTTTGGATAGTAACTTGCTTTGTATATGGATGTTCTTTGTTTTTACTAAAACTCATTATTTGATTCCTTACATCAAAAATTAACTAATAACTATTCCCCACAATCTTTCTTCTCTTCAACTTCTTTTAATTGCGCCAACCGCCTATTCGCACTTTTCAGCGCTTCACCTTTTTCAATAACATTACCAACCCCAAAATCACCTAAAAAGGATAGAACGGAACGACCATCAAATTTACTTTCTTTGTCAACATGTTCTATAAAACCTTGAACTTTTGCTTTTTCTAGTGCTATTTCACGGCAAGTCATGGTTTCTTTTTCATATTGAGTTAATTCTCCCTGACGACCGTAATTTTTAGTAGCACAGCCAGTTAAAACTAAAGCTAAACATAAAATTAGTAAATTTAATTTATTCATACTCAGTCCTATTTATTTAAATAGCCTGCTTTAAAGGCTTTTTTAATATTATAGATTAACCATCAATAATCTTCATTTTCTCAATAACTTCAAATCTATCTGTGTTTGTTAAATGGCTAACTTCTTCAACACCACCTTGAGATAAAAGTAATCCACTTATTTCAGATGGGTTTTTATAGATTGCAAATTCATATTCTTTATAACCAGTAAAAGCACCATACCCATTTTTAGCATTAATAAATACAATATAAATAGTTGCATCATGGTCATCTATTTTTCCTTGCATATAACCTTTAAATATATATTGTGCACTATCAGGATCTTTCAGTTTACCCATCATATAATTTTTTATTTTTTTCTCATATTCTGGGTGAGAATCACAGCTAGCCAACCCAAAAACACTAAACATAATAAAAAATGAACAAAATATTTTATTTATTATTTTCACTTTTTACCTCGCAATTTTCTCTTTTGAATTACAAGCTATAATTCATAAATATTTTCTATGCAAATATCTCTATTCTTTACACATAATATCCCAAGCAAATTGGAAGTTATCTGCATTATCATGTGTTGCTTCTAAATAAATTGTAGAAGTTTCGCCTTGTTTACCGTTCATATTTGTTATCAGAATTGGAACAATAAATCTTGAGAACTGGCTATACATATCATCTGAATATTCTGACGCTACTTTACCGCAAACATTTCCAGCTAAAACATGTTCTGATTCTTTATCTTTTGATGTGTTGAAGAAAATTACATCTGTAAATTTTGGATTTTTTAAACTGATTTTTAATCTTTTTTGAGCCAAATATATTGCATCTGAGCTAGTTGGAGGACTAAGTTGATAACGAGCATCCATAATGAAGATAAATATACCGACAGCTATGCTTATAACTATTAAAATCAGTAAAGCTTTTTTCATATTTTTCTACTCCTATATTTCCGCCATTCACTAAGGCTAATAACATTCGCTTTAGCTGCTCGTCATTATCCTGCACTTTTGTTTGGTTCTGGTTGCACCAAGACTTTGCCGAGTTCAAGAAGCACTTTTTGTTGTTTGGGGGTCATGCCCTCAAAAGCTTCAATAAGTTCTTTTTTTTCTGATGAAATTTTTTCTCTTTTAGTTCTTAAATTTTGGCTTACTCCTGTGACGACATAAAGCACATCTAACCCCAATTCTTCCCACGCAGCAAGAGACGCAGCATCAGGAGATCTAGCACCAGTTTCATATCCAAATAAAGTTTTTCTTGTTATTCCTGCATGTTCAGCAAAATTAGTTTGGTTATAACCAAGTCTTTCTCGCTCATCACGCAGTCTTAAACCAATGGGTATATTTTTACTCATAAATACCTTGGCAGTGGGTAATTAATTACCCATACTATAGCACATAAATTACACATATATTCGTAATAAAAGGAGCAAAAAAATGACTGCGAAAGTTCTTACTCCCGAACAAGTAAAGCAACAGTTCCGTCAAAAGGGACTGACATTTACAAAGTGGGCACATGATAACGGCTATCACCCAATTGACGTTTACCGAGTTACCAACGGTTTTACTAAAGCAAGTCGCGGCAAAATGCACGAAATCGCAGTAAAACTTGGCTTAAAACAAGCCTCATAACCCTGATTGTAACAGTTTTTCATATATAGAAAAAGGGTAAAAAACATGCATAGTTCACAAATTTCAACATCCGGCATTCGAATACTGAAAGTACTCAAGGCACTTAAAGGCTATACGTTGACGGGTTTATCTAACGGCGATATTGCAAAGATGATTAATGAATCACCTGTTAATGTTACTAGGGCGTTACAAACTCTTATTGAAGAAGGATTGGTAATTAAGCTAGATAATGGCTTATTTGCTCATAGTGTGCAAATGTTACAGATAGCTCAGGCTCATGCAATTCACATCACTAAAATGCAAGACCAAATAACAGAAATGAACCAGCGCATTACAGCTGGTGCAAGATAAAGGTAACTAAAATGGCAAGAACAGCAAATCCAACAAAAGAAGCAATTGAATTACCTCCGCTTGATGAGCAAGGGATTAATGATGCAATGAATACCATGACTACGATTCAAAGTGAATATAACGAATCTCGTGATTTAGTTAATCAAGTTTTAGGTCAGGCTCAAATGGCTGAGGCTTTTGAACAGTTTTCGCGAACGGTTCGCACATCTAAATTGGCTTTTATCCGTGAAAATAAACTATATCAACAACTTAAAGGAATGAAAACCGCGAACGGTTCGCTATTTTCAGGAACGTGGGAAGATTTTTGTCTGTTACTCGGTTCATCTAGAGACAAAATTGAATTAGATATAGCAAACTTAAAATCATTCGGCGAGGAAGCCCTTGAATCCATGTCCCGCATGGGTATCGGATATCGCGAATTACGTCAATACCGAAAACTACCCGAGGACCAAAAAACGGCATTAATTGAAGTGGCTAAAGCAGGTGATAAAGAGGCCTTAGTTGAATTGGCAGAAGAGTTTATTGCTAAAAATGCTAAGGAAAAAGAGCAGCTCAAAAAAGAAAATAGTAATTTGCAAGCTGATTATAAAGCCCTGAGCAAACGTAATGCTGATGTAGCGAAAGAAAAGGAAGAATTAGCAATCAAATTGGCTCAATTTGAAATGAAAACCGTACCACTAGATGAGCGTTTAGAGCCGTTTAAAAAACAAATAGCAGAAACGCAATCACGTATTGATGAGCTACTAGAACAACAACGGCAATACATGGAAATGGCAGACAAGTTACAAAAAGAAGTTATGGAAAATGATCCAGATTATGACCCTGAGGAGCCTTATTCATTACCGGAATCATTAGTTGTAACAATTAAGATATTACATGGTTCATTAAAATTAACAGCTCAGCAGAGTAAAAACACGTATCAACGCTTATGGATGAATTTTAGTGATGAGATTGGTTCTGACATTGTCGATAGTGTGATTAATGAGTAAGTAATTTAAAAGGTAATTAACATGATTGCGCCAAATATTCGTGAATATTTAAATAAAGTTGCCGTCAAACTGGATAATGTCAGCCACGGGCAACGTGGTGTGATTTTGGATGAAGCACAAGCTTTTTTAGGTTATTCAAGACAAACTATTTACAGACAGTTAAAACAAGTTTGCGGTTGGTCAAGTGAGCGTAAAGCAAGAGCGGATAAAGGCAAGATGAGTGTTTCAAGTGATTCTTTATTAGCAATAGCAACAATGAGTCGTGAATCAGTACGGGATAATGGCAAGCAAACTATGTTTACAACAACCGCACGCGGCATATTGGAACAAAATGGACATGAAATTAATGTCAGTAATGCAACACTTAATCGATTGATGCGTCAACGAAAATTGAACGTAAAAGCGCAAAAAGTAGCAAATCCTGTACAATCATTGCGTGCTTTACACCCGAACCACGTGCATGAAATTGATCCATCTTTATGTTTGATTTATTACATGAAAAATAAACAGCATATTATGCGTGACCGTGATTTTTATAAAAACAAGTTAGAAAACTACGCAAAAGTTAAATACAAAGTTTGGCGTTACACATTGTATGACCGTGCATCTGGCATCATTATTCCGTGGTACGTTGAAGCTGCAGGCGAAAACCAACACTCATTATTCCAGTTTTTAATGTTTGCTTGGGGTAAGCAAGATGGGCGTTTATTTCATGGTGTACCACAACTGCTTTATTGGGATAAAGGTTCGGCTAATACATCATCAGCAATCAAGAACTTGCTAGACCATTTAGAAGTTAAATATCTAGAACACGAAGCAGGTAATGCAAGGGCTAAAGGTGGCGTTGAAAACGCCAATAATATTATCGAAACACAATTTGAAAGCCGTTTAAAGTTTCAACCTGTCAGCAGTATTGATGAGTTAAATCATGCAGCAATGAACTGGGCTGAAGCATATAACGCTAATCGTTTACCAGGGCAAGATACACGTTTGCGTCGTATTGGGTTATCAGAACCTGTATCACGTCAATCACTGTGGCAACATATTACGGCAGAGCAGTTACGCACATTGCCATCAATAGAAGTTTGCCAAGCCCTTATGGCAAGTCGTGAGCAAGAGCGCCAAGTTAAAGCTGATTTAACCATTAGTTTCAAACATCCACAATCAGAATCATCATTAGTCTATAGTTTAAAAGGCTTAGATGGTATTGCTGTTAAAGATAAAGTCAGTGTGCGTTCATTAGTTTATGGTGATTGTGCTATTCAAATTGAAGTACCTCGTTATGACGGTGAAGCACTGATTTATCGTGTTGAACCAAATCGCAATTATGACCAATTTGGACAATGTTTAGATGCACCAGCGATTGGCGAAGAATACAAATCGAAAGGTGATACTGAAATTGAACAAGCAGCTAAAGCGATGGATCAAGTTGCATATCCAGATATGAATGATGACGAAATCAAGAAAGCTAAACAAAAACAAGTAGCACCGTTTGGTGGCAAGCTTAACACACTGGATTATTTAGATGATATTGAACATCCAACTTATTTAGCAAGTGCTAAAAAAGGCAATGAAATTGAAACACCGGAACATTTAAAGCCGGCTACCACAACATTAACGCTAACCGCAGCTTTAATGCGTATTACTAGCTCAATCGGGCGCAGATTAACAATAGATGAAAACAAATGGTTATCGGCTCGTTATCAAGATGGTGTACCAGAAGATTCGCTAGCTTCATTAATTCGTACATTTACAACACCTGTTGCCGTCGCTGACGGTACAACAGGACTAAGGATTGTTAAATAATGCTGAAATTAAAAAGTGTAATGGCACAGTTCAATATTAAACAAGCACAGCTTGCCCGCTTGATTGAGTATAAAGGTAATTCAATCAGTCAAGCCGTTATTAATCAGCTTGTTAATCATGATATTTGGCCACGCTCAATAGTTCGTAATGAACTAGAGCAAAAAATTGAAAAAGCGTTAATTAAACTAGGTTTAAATAACGATTATTTACTGAATATTTTTGAAGAAGAAACTGACACAGCCGAAATCTTGCCGGACGACGCTGTGCCAGTTGACTCAAATGAAAAATCAACAAAGGAGTCAGCCTATATGTTACTACGAAAACAAACTATAAATCGAGATGCACGGGCACATTTCCGCATTCCAAGGGATCCATTTACGGATGAAATGACACAGGATGCCGACGTTTATCTATCCGATGATATTCGTTATGTACGTGCAGCAATGCGTCAAACGGCAAAGCATGGGGGCTTGTTGGCCGTTATTGGTGAATCAGGAAGTGGTAAATCAACATTGCGCCATGATTTAATTGATTGGATCAATATTAATCATGAACCAATAACAGTTATCGAGCCGTATGTACTTGGTTTAGAAGATAACGAAGTCAAAGGTAAATCGCTAAAAAGTATGGATATTAGTGGTGCAATCATCAATGCGATTGATCCACAAGCAAAACCAAAACGCAGTGCTGAAGCACGAGCAAGGCAAATGCATGAGCTACTCAAGAATAGTGCGTTATCAGGTCGTAAACATTTAATGATTATTGAAGAAGCTCATGGTTTATCAATTCATACGCTTAAGCATTTAAAACGCTTTTATGAGCTACAAGAAGGTTTTAAAAAATTACTGTCAATTATCCTGATTGGGCAAACAGAGCTACAAACAAAACTATCAGAATACAACCCTGAAGTTCGTGAAGTGGTTCAGCGTTGTGAAGTTGTGAACTTAAAACCACTTGATTTTAAAGTTGAAGAATATATCAAGCATAAATTTTCACGTGTTGATATGGACTATACAACGTTATTTGATTTATCTGCATTTAATGAAATCATCAATCGGTTACGTGTTGCAACAACACGTCGAGGTGAAAAGCAAGTGCGTTCATTATGTTATCCATTAGCAGTAAATAACCTTGTTTCTAACGCATTAAATCTAGCTGCACGCATTGGTGCGCTAAAAGTTACAGGTGAAGTAATTGTTGAGTGTATCAAAGACCGAGGAGATATCTGATGAAAAAGAACCAACTCATCAATAATAGCATCAATGCGGTTAATAAGGCTGTAACTATATTATCTAATGAAGAATTTACCGTCATTGGTTTTTATCATGATTCACTTTCAAAGCCAACTATTGAAATTGAGCATCACCCAAAGTGCAATAAGTTTATAGCTGTGGGTAAAGCGATGTATTACCGACATGAAGGTTATTACAGGTTTGGCCAATTTGAATTAAATGGCTGCCGAGTTATATGGAAAGAACGCGATATTAGTCGCTTGCATTAATCGAATAGGAGCTATAGAAATGATAAAGACTAAAAAACGTATTAAAGCTACCGCGTCAATCTATGTTGTGCAATCTAAAAAACAAGCATCAGAAGCGATTAAATATCTGGGTGATATTCAACGTGAATTGATTCGTTTAGAAACTGAAATGAACGATAAAATCGCTGAAATTACCGCAATTTATTCATCAAATATTGAAGTATTAAAAAAGAAGTCAGCAGAAATACAAAAGGGCATCCAAATTTGGTGCGAAGCAAACCGTGATGAATTAACCAACAATGGTAAAGTTAAATCAGCTAATTTAGTTACTGGTGAAGTGCAATGGCGCAATCGGCCACCATCGTGTGTTATTCGGGGGTTAGAAACAGTTATAGAAACACTGAAAAAGCTAAAATTGGAACGATTTATTCGTACAAAAGAAGAAGTTAATAAAGAAGCTATTTTGAATGAACCAAATGCAGTAGCACATGTTCCTGGCATCACTATCAAAAAAGATGTAGAGGATTTTGCGATAGTACCTTTTGAACAGGAGGTTATCTAATCATGCAAATACAAGATTTTTATATTTTGCATCAATTTATCCTTAGTCAAATACCTAATTTTATTGAGTACTGTAAAGAACGTGACTTATCGGCATGTGAAGCCGATCGTATTGTTGACGAGCTAGAGGAATTAGCAAATGGCTAAATTCTCTAACCCTAAGCGTTATATGCCCGACCATTATATTTCAATCAGCCATGAACATTCATTTATGCGTGAAGTAACTGGTCAGGGCTATGTTGATGGAAAGCTGTACGATGAACTCTATGCTAAATATGTAAAATTAAAATCAGTTAAAACATTAAAACAGCGTTTTGTTGGTTTTTTAAGGTGTTTTTATGACAAAAATAGAGGTTAAATAGATGAAATCTAGATACATCAAGCTTATTCATATAGCTAAAACACAACTTAATTTAGATGACGATACCTATCGTCATCTATTACTGACTATAACTAAAAAAACTAGCACCAAGGATATGACAGTTTGGGAACTGGAAAAAGTTATAACTAATTTGAAATTAAAAGGTTTCAAAGTTAAATCATCAAAAAAAACGGGGAAAATAACTGCTACAGAACCAGTTCATAAAAAAATACGCTCATTATGGCTAGAGCTAGCTGATGCAGGTGAAATCAAAAATCGTTCTGAAAAAGCTATCAATTCTTATGTAAAACGTATTACTGGTGTTGAAGTGATGGATTGGCTGACTCAAAAACAAGCAATGGTTGTAATTGAAAGCCTAAAAAGTTGGCAAGCACGCATATAAAGGAAGAAGTATGAAATTAACACGTTGCCCCATTTGCCATAACGAAATTAATTTAGACGCATTAGTTGAAGATGATTCTGGCAGAGAACTACTTATATTAGTAAGTAATTTAAACTATGGCTGTGCTAAACCAATGATTGCCTACATAGCTTTATTTCGTACTCAAAAATCAAATTTAAGCAATTCTAGAGCAGTAAACTTAATTAATGAGGTCCTAAAATTATATCAACCTAGCAGACATCTGGCTCATGCACTAAGAGAAACCGTTAATAATATTCACGCTAAGCGTGCACTAGGTGAATATAAGCCGTTTAAAAATCATAATTATCTAAAGTCAGTTTATGATTCTACTAAGCATTTATTTGCGTACGTTGAACATAAAGAAGAAGATAAACCTGTTCGTAGCAGTAATGAAGAGTATTTTGAACAGATGTATAGAGCCGGTATCGATTTTAATAAATTAGAAAAAAATATACCTGGTGCACTAGATTGGTATAAGAAGAAAACAGGAGCGTAAATTATGACAAAGTCTGCAATGTCTATCAAACGTCACGAATTACTAACACATGTATCATTATCTGCTACTAACGACGCAATGGATTATGGTTTACCTGAAGATATTGCAGCACAGTTAGGTGATAACATTGCAAATACAATTTCAGAATTATTTGGAGGTCAAAATTTCACATTTCCAAGAGATTATTTTTTTAAGTTAAACAAACGCGATCTACAAATCTATGATGCATTTAAAGGTAATAATTATGCAGAACTCAGCCAAAAATATAATATGACCGAACGAGGTATTAGAAAAGTAATCGACCGAGTTCATAAACGAATGATAAAAGAAAAACAACCAACACTGTTTGAATTTAATGACGCCTAA